GTTCACTCAAACGAGCTGGGAATTTATTTTAATTCGCCCCAGGGAGGTCGCTTCGTTACTCGCGATGACGCAATCCCACATAACGATTTTTGAGCTTTAGGATGCGAACCCTACAGCCCACCACGGAGGTCTCCATTTGAGTTTGGACGTCTAGCAACTCATCGCTGGTCCAAGGTGTCTTAGCCTTGCCACGTCGATTGAATCGCCTATCGCGCCCACCAAGGTCTATCTTGGTCGTGGCAAACCATGTTTCCATGGATGCCAGTTCAGCTTGCGAGAACCCAAAAGCAAGCCACACTCCAAGCCTAAACCTAACAGGGTCAACGTCACGGGTGTGTCGAACACCACCTAAGTTCTCATCATGCATTTTAAAAGCATCAAGGAACGCAGGATTTAAGTGTCGTACAAGGTCCAAGTTGATCAATTTCTTGCTGCCGCTCATGCCCATAAGGAACTGCGACAACTGATCAAAGAATGGCAAAGCGCCAAACATAACATGGTACATATACCCGAGGGTGTAATAGTAATGACCGACCGATTTCTCAAAGTCGGGATTAATTAAAGTGCCCAAATTGTTGCAAAGTTTCTTAATGTCTGGACAAAGAACAAACTTGCCCAAAGCATATTCAACAAATTTGGCAGAACAGAACTCAACCGCGTTGCTATCAACAAATTCCAACTTGGCATCCAAGCCAAATTCAGAAAAAGTGTTGACATAGTCAACGCGATGGTTCGGTACCGCCAGACACGAATCATCACCATCCACGCAAAAGTTTCTAGGTGGCAGCATATTCTTGATTTCGAAATAGCGACAAGCGACGTAATTTATTATGGTGTTAAAGAGGCCGGTGTCCATGTCACCAGACCCCCTACACGCATAAAAATCAAACTTCACTCCATTGCCAGTCACACCACGCTTACACATCTTGATCTCAAAACAGAGTTCAACAATGGCATAAGTGTCAGGGTGGAGCACACGTTTCCACAAACCGAGTTCAACATCACGCAACAGTTTCTCACGCTGCGTGGACTCAAACTTACTGTAATCATTTGCCAGAAAACGGTAATTGCCGTAATATGGTTCAATCCATGCTCCACGGGCAAAATAATCTTTGCCTTTAGCGAAGCATGGCAACTTGGCCATCAATTTTTCCAGCGGTAGAGTAAATCTACCGTACAATAAGTTGAATACGGGATCACGTCCCATAATGGCTCGGGGTGGTTTCATCTCAGCATATTTCTCATTCTTAATAAAACAACTAATATCGGCATCACGCAAGGGATTGAACTTGCGCCGAATCATGGTTTCCACTGCTGCATCGTACCTCTTGCGTACGCTGCCCGTCCTCGACGAAATAAACTCCTCCAACGTGTACGGTGTTAACACGCCGGAGTTTTGGGCTAACATGTCCTGCGCTAGTTCATCGAGGATATTTTCAACAACGGACTGGTCGTAAGTCACATCGTTGTCGGTCGTTTTCAGATACCGATTCCTAAGCGCAGCTACATCATTGTGACAACAATTACGCATAACAAGTGGTCTACTCTGTTCCAGATGTGGGATCCCAAAACAGTGAAGATATTCAGTTTCAACACACTTGTATGTCATTCTGTCGTCCAGCATCGGACACTTCCAAGCAGCCAAAGGGGCGAGCCTAACTCCTCTTTGGCAAATGGTGGAAATTTTCTCTATGCTGAGTGTCCGGTAATTGGGCCTGTTCACAGACTGCGTCGGAAAATGGAACAGGCCACCCAGAAACCCGGGTACCTACGACGTCCAATTTTCCTACCAGTCTGCAATAAATCCTTAGTCCAATCATTCGCCACAAACCCGACAGTGCTAGCATCTCTATGAACATCCTCAGCCGTATGCTGTTTTAGATCTGTCTCATTGAAAACGTGCCATTGCACCATCAGTTTATTCATGTGTGCGAAAACCAATTTCTCATCAAACACACCGTTAGTCGTATACTCATCGCGCCGCCTCTTCTGGCGGAGCAGGAAATCATACGCCGGTTTATTGATTTGCATGCGTATGTCACCTTCAGAGTTATCCTGCTGGATGTTGACTCCAAAAGCTAACTCAGTAGCATCGACGCCAAAGTCACCATAATTAAACTGGCGACGTCGGCGTCCAAACTTCTCAAGGAAAGGGTGATAAAATTTCCGTTTTTCCTGGTACTGCGGCATGTTGGGTGGCGCGCCCACCTGCTCAATGACCAGATCTATCCAATCCGACGGTCGGGGTCGGCAACCAACAATGTCACCAAACGGTAAGGCGACATAATCTGCTGGTGCCACACTGGGGCCAAAACGGACGAACCCATCTTCATCTAGGCCGACATCAAAATGTCGGTCATCAGGTGACTCAAATATAT